TCTAATTTCTTTAAATATCTTCTTCTATTTTCATACCTACTTAACTCCCAGTTCTTAGCATCATCTCCATAACCTAGATTTTAAAGTTGTATACGCAGTTCCATGTGGAGTCTTAACGCTAGTAGCCCCAGTGTTTTGTAGAAAAGTATTAAGGTGCTGAGATATTACATCTAAATCTACATTTAAATCTGCTATACGTTGGTCAGCTTCTTTTTTTATTCGATCCCGTATTGTTCTAATTTTCACATACGTAGATACCAAGTCGTTGGCATTTATCGGTTCCATTTGTTTCCTTTTGTAATCAAGATTGTTATTGTTCGTTAAACAAATTGCTACATTTTTATACTACCACCCTAAAAATTTTATTTCAACCGTTTTCTACCTCCTTTTTATATAAATCTACTAGCCTTGTGTGCGTTTTAAGTTTATTTTGTAACATACTATATAAACGTTTTTCCACAGGGCTTCCAAAAACATTCACGATAGTCATATTACTTGTTTGTCCCGGTCTATCTATTCTTGCGTTTGCTTGTAAATAAGTTTCCAAAGATGTAACAGGCGCATACCAAACTATAGTGTCAGCCGCAGTTAATGTAACTCCATGTGATGCTGCTTGTGGTTGAACTATTAAGACATGTGGGTCTGTGGCCTCTTGAAAGTTTTTAAATATCTCTGTTCGTTTACCAACAGAAACAGACCCATTTATAATCTCATTAGATATTTTATTTTTCTCTAAATACTCTTGGAGTAATTGTATTGTGTGACGAAATGGGACAAACACTATTACCTTGTTGCTCGCTTCGTCAATAACTTCTTTAACAACCCTCAACCTGTTCGATACATCAAACTCTATTACTTCCTTAGTGTCGGTATAAACGGCACCTCCAGATATTTGAAGTAGTTTGTTTAAATTTACAGCAGCATTAACAGAACTTATTTCTTCCCCGGCGGCTGTAATAAACATGTCTTTCTTTAGTTGTCTGTAATACTTATCTTGTTGAGCAGTTAAAGGTGCTTCTCTATCTACATGAGTAACTGGTGGGAGATCTAAACATTCGCTCTTTGTAAATCGCACAGCAGGCTGCAAAAGTTTAAAAACTGTGTCTTCGGCTGTAGTTCGTGGAATCCATTTAAATCTTCCAACATTTAACATAACCATATCTCTAAACCTACCAAAAAACTGCGGGCATCTATCTGGCACACACATTTTTCCAAGCCCAAAAGCATCTACTGGAGATTGTGCAGCAGGAGTTCCCGTCATCATCCATAGCCAAACATTAGGTGTAGCCAATCTTTTCATGGCTTTCCACCGTTTAGTAGATACAGATTTGTAAGCATTAGCTTCATCAATAATTATTAAGTCAAACCCTGCTTTGCTTATATCTTTTTCAACAATCTCTACACCGTCGTAGTTGATTATTATGAACTCTGCGTTAGAGTTAATTACATCTTTACGTTTTTCTCGTGCACCATATGCTACATTAACTGTCCTATGGACCGCAAACTTAAAGAAATCGGCTTGCCAAGCAGAGTGCATAATTGATAGAGGGCAAACAACCAAAACTTTTTTCACCTTCCCAATACTCATTAAATAGTCTGCAGCCCATATAGCAGATGCAGTTTTACCCGTGCCTTGTTCATTAAAGCAAAACCCACGTTTGGTTATGGATAAAAATGATGCTGTTGTTTTTTGATGGTCCATCGGTTTAAACTGACCGCCCCATTTATAATCTCTTTCCATAGGAGATGGTACATTCTTGAATCGAAGTTCTTTTAGAGCTTTTGCCTCTTCAAACCCCCAATTTACAAGAACTCTAGCAAGCTCCGAACTATTAGCGATTATTTTACTTTTGTTAATCGAATTAGTTATACGGTCTGGGTATTTAGTATTAACTAATAAAGCTTTGTTATCTATAACTTCCATTAAGCGTTCTTCTTTACTGATCTATCTGAGTTACGTTTGAATGATCTGTTCGTGCTAGCCTTAACCACTCTAAGATTTTTCTTTTTATTAGTGCCGCCTTTAGATAAAGGTTTTTTATGGTCAATATCTTTACCCTCTCTTTTGTCGGCCTTACCGTTCTTGTTTTTATCTACGCCTGTTTTATCCATGGCGTATCTAGCACGTTCACGAGCATTACGTCTTTCTTGTTCTTTACGGTTTTTTTGCTGCACATACTCTTTCTTGTACGGTCTCGGTTTATTTATGTATGCCATTTCTTTCTCCTTTTAATTTTTCAATTTCTACTCCACTACGTATTTCGTCGAATGTTTTTTCAAAAGTGTAAGGCACTGTAGTTATCCTTAAATTGTTTTTATACTGCTGCATTTGAACAAAAAAGGGCTTGTCTATCCCACACTGAAAACACCATACTTTTATATGCAAAATGTCGTATGCTTGTGGGCCCACCCCCCAACTTACAGTATCTTTTTTAGTAGACTCTAATTTACCCCAAGATAAATGTCCGAAATTTAACGTTGTCCCACCGCAGTGATGACAACACATTTCATTCCAAGTAATTGACTTGTTGCTATATTTTATTGTCTCTCCATCATGGTGGCCGATTGCTTCACCGTTAGTATACGTATCGCTAAATTTTTTCATATCTCACATCCTCCTGCAGTGCACGCAAGTTCTTGAGTGCCTTGTACATTATCTACTTCTTCAATTAATCGGTCCCAAAAAATCTCTTCGGGCATTTTTGCTAACATATCTTCGTAAAGTTCTTTGGTACATTCTTCGTATGGTGCTTGTCTATACGTTCCGCCATCGTAAGGTAAAAAAGATATTCCTGATATATCATCAAAATTCTTCCAAACCCATGCCCCGACAGCCATCCAATCTTCGTCTTTAACTGAAATAGTTACAGATGGTTTATGCTCACACCAACACTGTTGGTACATTAACCATAACTCTAAATGCTGTGTTGCTGTAAGATCTTCTCTAACTCTAGCGCCCTCTGGAGCTTTTATAGGAAAAGAAAAAACTGATGTTGAATCTGGCTTCATTACACAATCTTCTGTAGGAACTCTTGCCTCTTTTAAAAAAGCAGTTAGGGGGTCTTTCTTATCTCCCCGAACACGCCTAATATAAAAATTACTATGTCTCGGATGAATACCACTGGCAGAATTAACAAGCTGACTAACAGTGCCAGAAGGTTTGACGCAAGTAATAGCGGTAGATTGATTAATACCAAGAGAAGTGGCAAGGTCCAAGTTTGTTGTAACAGCAACCTCCCTAAGAATCTTAAGTTTATCTTTGGTCTCATCTGAAGTCTCCGACATCCATTTATTATCAAGTATACCCGTTAGGCTTACCCCTAACAATCGCTCTTCTTCTGTATTTTTTTGCCACACCTTTCTCAAGTATGGAAACTTAGTTAAAGTAGCCTGCCATGTTCCAAGAATAGTAGCAATTTCTACTTTTTCTTTTAGCGTTTCTAACGTATCACTCTCACGAACCACTACCTCTGAGAGGTTACAAAACTGCCCGCCAGAACCTGTTATTGATCCCCCAGTTTTTTCGTCAATCTTAGGTCCTCTCAATATTATCTCACTGCACGGATTAGTACCCCAGTCATAATTAGGATCTCGTCTACCGTTTTTAGCCACCTGACGTTTAGAAGCATCTCTACTAAATATCCCACGCTCGCCAGATTTAGAATCATACAAACTTCTCCACTCTGCCATAAACTGACCCATATCAGGTTTTTCTTCATATACTGCTGAGTTATTAGCTAGGGCACGGTGTCCATTACCATTCCACCAAGCACCAGATTTACACTCACGCATTTTAGAGTCTTCCAATTGACTCAGACTTATCATTGCACTTCTTCTTACACCACCTACTACTACAACTTCTCCAACTTTACACATAATGTCGTGGCAATCTATGGAACTCAGCTTTCTACCTTTGGCTTGTTTGAATTTAAAAATAGTGAACTCAAACAATTCTTTCAATGGCTCTGGTCCACTTGCCCTACCCCCAAAAGTTTTTAATCTTGCCCCAGCCGGGCGAATTTTTTTAAGGTCGTACTTCGGTACTTCGCCAGAATATAATAACGCTATAAGTTGTCTAAGGGCTTTTGCCCAACCTTCTTTACTATCTGATACAACAATTGTTGTTTCGCTTTCAAAAATCTTTTCTGGTATCTCAGGAAGTTTGTCGATATATTTGTGCTCTACACTAAACCCTACGCCTGTGCCACATAACAGAATATACATCGCCTCATCAAAACTTTTTGGGTCATCAATTGGGAGATAAGAACAGTTGTATCCTGCTGTGTTATCACGTTCTAACGCTTTACCTGCGGTCATTATTGCTCGCATACTAGGCATTACATCTAGGTTTTTAATAGCTGATTCTACTTTTGTTAAAGTAATTGGGTCTACAACATGTCCAAAATCTTTTTCTAAATGTTCTACCATAAATTTAAGGTATCTATCTACAGACTCATCCCAACTTTCTCGTCTTTTTTCATCTGACAAATACCTTGCGTATCTACTTTTCGCAATAAATTGACTGTAACTGTCCATTATTTTCCTCTCTATCAAAAATTAAAATCAGCTATGTTGCCTTCAAATACATGAGTACCAACATGTTTTAATTCAACATCTAAATCTACAAAAACTTCTCCACCATGTTTGCTCCAGAGATCACAAAAATGATAGTCTTCAGACAACAATGCCCCCGTCTCATCAATACTTGTATCAAAGAACTGTTTAGTCAACGGCTTTAAGAAATCCCCTTTGCTATCTTTTTTAGTAGATGTACGGTAGGTAGGTACATGATTAGAAAGTCTCTCAAACACTTTCCTTTTTACTAACATAAACCCAGTGCCTGCGTGCCGAACTTTTACCAAACCTTTAATGTTCTTCTGAATGGTGTTAACACCATGAGGAAAGTTAATCACGTAATCCCCTGCAAAACTTTTTATATTTTCAATACCGTTATTAGCTGCAGTTTGTAATGCTTTCCAATTAATAACTTTCTTAGGGTACAGCCCTGCTACAACATCTTCATCATGCTCTACTAATTTATATACTGCTTCTGCAGGAAACTGCATATCTGCATCAATAAACATGATGTGTGTGCATTTTGAATCGTCTAAGAACATACGTACAAGTTCGTTTCTCGCTCTAGTGATTAATGACTCATTTGTGATGTTCGCTAAATAAGTTTCGCAATTGTTAACACTTAAGTCATTAATCGTATTAATAATAGAGATTGTATATTGTCCTGTGCATTGTCCACTATACATGGGTGTAGCAACAAGTACAGATGGAGGTGTCGTAGGTTTGGATATATTTAGTGTTTCATCGCTTAAAAAGTTACCCGATTTAATTTGATATGTGTCTTTCATTTTTTATCCCTCTTTTTAACATCGTCATATAAAAACATACATTTGCTCTCTAACCATTCATGAGTTTGTGTATAAGAAAACTCGTGCTTACCAAGCATGTAACCGTCATCTTTCCCTATTTGGTAAGCTTGTTTCCAAACATCAGCTAACTGAATTGTTGTTTCACGTTCTGTAAACCCTGTCACAAACCAGTAAAGTACTACTCCCAATATAAACGTAAACAAATGTGTCATGATCTACCCTCTTCTTCTTTGATAAGTTTATTTAAATACCACTGTGCTTTTTTTAAATCCTCTAATTTGTTACCTTTTGTATCCGCCCTACTTATATACTTAACCACATTACCTAATAAATATGCTCTAAAACCATAACCCGTAAATTTAGCTTTAATAAAGTCTATAGTTTCAACACCGCCTTTTGTGTAGTGTGCAGGGTGATTTACCATATCTTTTTCAACCATTTTTTACTCTATGCCAAGACATTATCGACGGGTCAATGTCATTGTTAAAACGAACATCAACGGCTTTCGTAAAATGTTTTTCAATTCTTCTATAACAAGTTTGTTTACTGCCCCAAGTTCTTAAACAATAATAAAATTGGTTACTGTTAACTTTTATAATATGTAGTTTTTTTTCCTCAGCCAATTCAGTTAACAGTCTTCTAACATGCACCTCATTAGCTTTATATTTTTCAGCAAAATTTTGAGTCGTGTAAGCAAGCTTAGTTGGACAATTAATAAAAGTTTGTAAAATATCTTCTTTAATTTCTTGGGTCTTTTGTTTATTACCGAATTTTTCCCACTTAACAGTCATTGTTACCCCCTACGATCGTGACTGGGAAAC